TCATTGTTACCCCGTGTCTACGCGAAGATAGGCGTGTGCCCGTGGAGCAGTGCACCCCACGGGCACGTCGCCCAAACAGATTTGACCGTCAGAACGGCGCAGCCGGAGGAGCGGCTGGAGCGGCTGGAGCCGCGGCCTCAGGTGCTGGTGCAGCAGCCGGTGCCGGCTCAGGAGCGGCAGCGGCCTCAGGTGCTGGTGCAGCCGGTGCAGCAGCCGGTGCCGGAGTTGGCGCCGGGGCGGCTGCCGGCGTAGGAGCCGGTGCCGGAGCGGCTGGGGCCTGAGCAGCCGAAGCGGCAGCGGCCTGTGGGTTGATCGAGTAGTACGCCTTGATCTCGTTCTTCTTCTGACCCTGCCACGTACGGCTACCGATCTGCGCGCGGAACTGTCGGCCGACGATAGCCTGCTCGATCTGCGCGTTGCTCGGGCTTGCAGCGAAGAACTCGCGTCCCAGACCGAGTGCGCCCATCTTGCGGAAGAAGATGGCGAGTGCGTTTGGGTTGTCGGTTGAGACAACGAGGTTGTCCCAGACGAGACGCTTTGCGTGTGCGCCGGTCAACACCTGCGCCTTGAGAGCGAACATCGTCTTTCCGGTTTGCGTGACCTTCGCGTTTGCCTCGACGACGGTGAGATCGTAGTCTCCGTCGGGAAGCGGCTCGTAGCCGACATCGCCGGCTTCGTTGATCAGGTCTGCCCAGTTGAGTGAGCTCATGGTTTTCACCTATCCTTGTGTTGTTGTTTGGGATGAGTAGTCAGCTTGCCTCTGGCCGTGGGCCAAAGACAATGTCCAACATTCTTTCAATGCCGAGATCTTGCTGCTCGACGATCTTACCGAGACGACCTTGAACACGCTCACCAGCTTCGTACTGGTTTGTGCGCTCAACGTACATGCGCCGTGCTTGGAACGGCGGTTGTGTCGGGTCGGGGTTAGGGAAATCTTCGACTGTGATAGCGCCGAGGATGTCATAGAAGTATGGCGCTTGAATCGCCAACTGCCCCTGCAGGTACGGCCGATATCGACCGTCCTGACCCATTCTTGCCATTGCGGTAAGAACAATTGCCTCCAGCGGCGCTGTCGGGTGCATCGTGAGATCGCGAAGATCTCGCAACAGCCCGCCCATGTGGCGAAGAAGCTCGCCCCATTGCTGCTGGGTCATCTGGTTTGTACCAGCGATGTCTTCAAGGCACTTGACCTGAAGCTCAGACACTGAGTCAATGATCAGTGACTTGAACTGGTGCTTACCTAGCTGCAACCACTGGTACGTCTTCATGACTGAATCGTACTCGCGAACTGGGACAACGCAAGTGTCCCATGTACCGTCTGCCTGCGGCGGTTCTTCGCGCAGTGGATCCCAGTACTTGACGTTGATCGGGAGGAATCGGTGACCGCCCTCGACGTCGAGCATGAGACGTGGATACGGTGCGGTGACCGCGAAGGTCGACTTACCGACCTTTGACTCGCCGTAGACCATGATGGTCAACGACCGTTGAATTTCACCCATTATGCGTTACCTTTCGGTTCAATTGGCTGATAGTAGCTGTACGGGTCATCGACGATAAATAGCTCGTCGAGGGCCTGTTCTGCGGCACTCCCGTCGTCAAACAACGGGCATACCGCGAAGAACTGACACTTCCACTTACAGTCACGGCCCGGACTTGGGTACGCTACGTAGTGTGGGTCTTGTCCTTCGTCGAGTGCATCTCGGACCCTAAGCATGTCGCCTAAGACCCCGTGCACGCGATTCCAAAAGGTGCGCAACGTGAATTGGTTGTGACGCACCTCAATCTGATCATAGAATGGCGGCTTAGCGTTCGCAGTGCGCTTGACCTTCTTGAGCATCGTAAAGATGCCGCCGTCGCAGCGCTCGCCTTCCTTGTTTGTTGATGCCTCAAGAAGCATATATGTGAGTACCTGCTCATTCATGTGTGCTAAGCTCGCGAACTCAGCAAATGAACCGCCGACTGTCTTGAAGTCTCTGAACAAGCGAACACCGTCTGCCTTGCGACGCACTCGCATGTCGAGCTTACCTTGTAGTTCAAGGCGACCCTCGAACAATGGCATACTGATAATCTCCTCTGTTGAGATCATCTCGAGCTCGGCGTCAATACCGTTTTCTTCAACCCACTCGCTGTAACCCTCTAGCATGATGCGACCGAGCTCTGATTCTGTCTCAAAGTCGACAGTGTCTCTGTAGCTTTCAACGAGTATCTGCTTATCGAGATCAACGAAATGAGCGTATGCCTCGAGAAGTGGCACACCCTCTGCGTAGTGCATGTCTAGAGCCGCGTGCACCCTGGTGCCAAGCGCAAGTGGTCCTGTCATTTTCTGCGTCTTTGGCTGCAGCCGTCTGTAATAGCTAAGCCACCACTTGCGACGACAGTCCTTGAATGTTTGGATTTCTGAGTTTGATACCCTAATTGGGCCATTAGAAATCTCGACCGGCGTTTCGGTCATGGTCATGATTCACCTCTTAACACCTTGAGTAATTGCTCCTTGTCTCTGACTACTTCCTCGAAGTTGTCTGACTTCTTGTCCAGTACCTCGATCACGTGCTCTTCAATTGTGCCCTCAGTGACGTAGTCAGTGATGACGATCGAGTCATGCTGCTCGCTGCCGATACGATGCACGCGGTCTAGCGCCTGCTTGTAGTCGACAAGCGACCACGGGCGTTGCAGCATGATCAAACGACGTGCGCGCGTCAATGTAACACCAACGCCACCTGCCTGGGCGGTGAACAAGATCCATTTTGTTCGACCTTCTTGAAAATCATCGATCGCCATTTGACGCTCGAATTCGTCCTGCGCACCAGTGATTAGGCCGTGAGGAATCTTTGCCTTTGTCATCTGCGCACTGAGAAGATCAATAAGCTGTCGGGACACCGCGCATACCGCAACTGAATCATCACCGAAGTCGCCGTTCTTGATGTCGTCCATGACCGCGTCGACCTTGCACGACGGCTCTGACAAAATGACACTCGGTTCGCCTGTCATCTCGTCTACCTCAATTTCAGCGTATGAGCTCGCAAATTGGAGTAAGCGCAGCGACTGCGTTAGCGGGCTTGGCGCCGTTAGAGCCTCGCCGTTCTCAAGCTCGGCAATCATAACCTCGGCCATTTGCTTGTACGCCTTTTTCTGCTTGCTTGACATCTCTACGTCACGGCGATCTTTGATGACCGGCGGAAGCCAGGGCAGCACGCGTGCCTTGAGCATTCTACGCATTCGAGGGTTGATTGCCGCGTAAAACTCGTCTTTCATGTGTGGCTTTACACCTAGCACCATCATGCCGCCGAACGCGTTGAGCATTGTGTCGACCATTCGGTCAATCCAACGAGTTTTGCTGGGCCACTCCTCAGGTGAGATCCAATGAAGAATCGGCCAAAGATCGAGAACGTCGTTTGCAATTGGAGTACCTGTCATTGCGAAGCGAATATCTGCGTTGCCTGTTGCTGCCCACAGTGCACGTGTCTGCTTGCTCTTAGGGTCCTTTGACCGGTGGATCTCATCTGCTACGACGGCCTTGAAGTCGATCTTGTTGAGTTCACGGATGTGTACTTCGCAGCGGTTTTCAGTGACCTTTTCATCGTGGCCGCCGCAGTCTGGACACCGCGCAAGCGCAACGGAACCGTATGACGCGAGTCTAGAGTGTGACCTGAGCGACTCCCAGTTGATCACGTAGACGTCGGATTCGTCAGCGAACTGCTTACGTCGCTGCGTCGCTGAACCTGCGACTACCTGGACTGTGACCTCAGGCCACCAGATCTTGAACTCGCGTTCCCAGTTTTTCTTCAACGTGTTTGGGCACACGATGAGTGCAGGAAACACGGGCTCGCCGTTTTCCTTCAGTCGCTTTAGCGCACGAATTGCCTGCGCGGTCTTACCGAGACCGGGTTCGTCTGCGAGCAGCGCTCTCTTGGCTGTGGACAGAAAACGTACACCTGCGCGCTGGTGCGGGAACAGATCCTCGTCACCGTCGCCTTCCTCGAGCTCGCGAAGCTCATTGCTTGGATCGATGCGATTGGCGCGTTCGTTGTTTGCCCAGTCGATGAGGCGCTGGCCGATAACAAGGTCGTCCTTGAACACTGATCTGAGTGCCAGGCAGGCCGACCAGCCT